TACTACCACTTCCTCCAAACAAACGGCGTCTGGATTGACGTCTGGATTGCGATTGGCGTCTGGATTGCGATTGGCGTCTGGATTGCGATTGGTGTCTGGATTGCGATTGGCGTCTAGATTTCGATTGGCGTCTAGATTGCGATTGGCGTCTAGATTGCGATTTGCGTCTAGATTGCGATTTGAGTCTAGATTGCGATTTGCGTCTGGTACCAACACCTCTTTGTTTTGAACCTCCGTTCATGACTGTATTACCTTCGTAATCTTTTTCTCCTTCATCTTTCATATATATATAGTTAATATTTTATATTTTCAATAAACATTTTTTTTTAGATTCTTTTGTTTTTTCATTTTTAAAATATTGATTAGAATTAGAAAAAAGTTCTACTAAATATTTTTTTTTGGAATAATAAGCCTTTCGTTTTTTATATTGATTGCTAAAAATAGTATGGGGGTCTACAATATCAATGACTAAGGGGGTACTATGTTTACTACGCAAAATACGCCCAACGCTTTGACATACATCTGATTTAGGCGTCGCCATAAATAAGGTTGTCAATGTTTTTATGTCTAAACCTTCAGAGGCCATGGCATAAGTGGCAATGATAATTTTTTTGGATTCACTTTCTTTAAGAGCATTTTCTTTCATACCTCCTAAATAAAAACCAACGCTTGGTTCAAATAGTGAAATCAAATCATATAGGTTTTGAATCAATGATTTATTATGAGCTAAAATCATCATTTGTTGATTTGGGTTCAGTACAAATTCATTACGCACAATATCTACTAAAAATTTTGTACGCGATTTACATTCACATAAAGTACTAATCATCGTAGAATACAAAGGATTTCCTCTAAAGTCGGTTTTGACATTTTGAAATAAATCATCGTCTTGATAATGAATGGTCTTGACGTGTACTTCGACACTTAGGTCTGTTTTCTCTTTATGAATGACTGGGCCGATAAAGTACTTGAATACTTTTGTAAGACCATCTTTACGTGTCATCGTTCCACTTAATCCTAAATTATAATTACATACAAACTGGATCATCACGTTCGAAAATACTTCCGCACTTAAATGGTGACATTCGTCAAAGACACATAATCCAAATGAATCCCACACAGTATCATCGTATTTTTTAGATGATAGACTTTGTAACATTCCTAATACAATATCTTTGTTATCTATATCAATGTGTTCGCCTTGAATTTTTCCAACTCTTGCGTTAGGCAAAAATTGTTCAATGCGTTCTATCCACTGATTCATCAAAAAACTTTTATGGACAATCACTAATGTTTTTTTCTTTAATTTACTTATGATGTTAAGCGCCATAACGGTTTTACCTTTACCAGGTTCTACATCTAAAAGTCCACCACCACTGTCTCCAACATGTTGAATATATTTATCAATAATCTTGTGTTGATAATCAAACAAATCTCCGCGAAATGACAAATCTATAGGGTCTCCTTTAGAAAGTACATTTGTAGAATACATCCCCAATTTTTCAATTCCGTAATATCTTGGTAAATAAAGTTTAGTATTGGATTCACGATAAATCGGATAAGAGGTTGCATTTCCTAAATGAGTGGAATAAGGTTTTACATTCAACTCATTACGAATAGTATACGAATCTTTTAATCCATCTTTATAAATGGTATACCCTTTTTTACCTAAATAGGCCATAGTAAATATAATATATTGTATTTAACTTTTAAAAAAATATATTATACATATAATGAACCAAAAAATCAGTTTTTTCAAAAAAGAACCAATCTTTACTCTCGAAAATGCAATAGGACTTCTTTTAGCCATTTTAATTATATTTGACTTGAAAGTAGAAGAAAATATATCAAAACTATTAAATACCCCCTTAGGTATTATATTTTCGTTGTTAGTAGTTATTTTATTATTTATTTTTATGAATCCTATTGTTGGTATATTATTTTTAATTTATTTATATGATACCATAAAAGATGTACCAACTCTTATAAAAGATACTAAAATGAAGGCAATGAACCCTATTCCACAAACCCAATTGGAAGAAAGTATTATTCGCGATAAAGTTCCTATTGTTCATTCTGGACAACATAATCAGGTAACATTTCAACCTTATATGTCTGAAAATATGAATATGTCTGAATTATAGGTCATTCGTTTTAGGTGTAAACATTTTTTGAATAGATTTATATTTTAAAATCATATACAAAATACAAAATACAAAAATGTATGGAAATACATTTTCAAAAAAAGAATATATAGATTGATAATTAGTAATGAGTTCAATAACATTTTCTTGTTGAGTTTCATCTACAGGTTGGCAGTCAATATAAATGTCATTTTCAGAATAACTATTTGATATACGAGACACTTTCATAGCAGGTTTTTTAGATATTGTAAGAGGTACATTTACAGAGGTTCGCTGATCGACCGGAAAATCTTCTATTTCTACATCGTTAATAGTCAATGTAGAGTCTTTGAATAAAATAATATCAGATATTTGTTCATTTATGCCAATCGTTTTGTAAGAATAAAATCCCTTATCCATTGGAATATACATATTTAGGTCTTTTAATACATTGTTTTCAAATACATCATTCAATTCCGTATTGGTATTTACTTTTGATACAGGTAAAACAATATATAAATACTTATCTAAATTATAATTCACACATTTTACTATGAGCGCATAGGTATAATTTGTATTTTCATCAATCAAATCTTTATTGGTTGTAATGTAAATACCTTTGAATGAATAAATTACGTTATTAAATTTGACATTGTTTGTCGGATTATTTACACTTATTTCAGAATATATGGAGTTTGAAATATCAGATGGATCCTTCAATTGAATATCAATCGAACTATTAAAATTATACAATAATTCTGAATCAACATAAATAGAGTCTGTTTTAAAACTATTTGGATAAGTATTTATAACCGACATATATATATATAAAATAATTTTATATTATAATGGATAAATCACCAGATAAACCAGTAGATCAAGATGTTTTTTTTAATTTTATTTACTTATTTCAAGCACCAAAAGAAGACTCTAATTTAGTAAATATATTTGAAATGAGTGATTTATATTATAGGTCTACTGAGTATAAACAATTGGCAACCAAGGAATCTACAAGTGATGAAGTCAAAAATCATAAAGGAGAACATTATTTAAATTCTCATTTAACATTAAATGAAGAGCAATTTTATACTAAGTTAAACGATATCATAAAAACCTGTATAGATGTAGATGTAAATAAATTATATTTGTTGTTTACATTATTGAAAAGAAATTATTTGATTAAAACATCTTCATAATATTGTATAAAATATTGTTTACTTACTTTGCGATTACTTTTGAACTCTTTACAATAATTGTAATATAACTCTTGTATGTCTCCTTCTTTTTTAATAAAAGGTTCCAATTCTTTTTTTTTATTCCATAATGTACACCCTATTTGTTTGATATATTTATCTTCTATGATAACTATATTTGGATAATAAAATTCTATCAAGTCTTTGAATATAGATTCATTTATTTTACATTTGTAAAGATCACAAAAAATGTAATATAATTCATTTATTTCAAAATCATATTCTTCCTTATCATAATAAATATGTTTATCCCAAAAATCTTTGAATGATTCTACATAAGGTAAAAACAAACTATAAACATTCATAAATTTATTGTGTTTGACTTCAATATATTGCTGAACAATATCAAATAAATCTTGTTTTTTTTGAAATATGTTGAGTTTACCTTCTTTGGTCAAATAAGATTTCCATAAAAAGGATATATCTTTTTCATCCATAGTACAATCTTTTTTTTCAATGATATGTGATTCTATGAATTGTTGTATCATATGTTCTTTCGTTTCTTCTTGTAGCCATAATACTTGTCTTTGTATGTCATAATGCATTTCATTTAAATATAATTCGCTAGATATATGTCTAACAGAATAATGAATACTTACACATATAATATTCGTAAAAAATGAACACGACAAATTAAAATGATCCATATTCAATGATTTCATTGGAAGTATTCGCGATATGGACGTATCGTGTTCCGAGTACTTAAATTTAAACCAATGAAATATATTTATCGAATGAAAATATAATGAAATATATTTATTTAATTTTTGTAAAAAAGTCTTCATAAATATGGGTACAAAATATATACAATTATTTTTTTTCATAATGATGTCTCCTAATATAGTTAAAAAATATTTTGAAGTTTGTTTTTCAGCAAACAAATTGGGGTAAAAAAAAGATAAAATATTTTGTAATGTATCTGAGTCGGGTATAGATTCATGTATTTTACGTGTTTTTATTATTTTTTGTATTTTTGTTTTTAATAATCCTTTTGTGTGAGTATCGATTACATATTCTTGTCTATGTTCACTTAAATAATGTAATATTTTATGTAAAAGTTCATTTTCATTTATGACGCTATAAGAAGAATCTTTGTATTGGATATACAAATTACTAGTATGTATATAATAATAATTATTGGATGAAAAAAATAGTTCTATAATTTCGTGTGGATTACTAGGTCGTTCTTTATATTCATCTAATATATTTGAAATTTGTTGAACAATGACTTCATTATCAAAATCATTATGTTTTTCAAAAAATTATTTAGTTTTTCAAATATATTCATAATAGATACATTAATGAAAAATTTTAATATTAAATAGTATATTATTTATATAATTATGTGTGATATATCAACATGATATAGACGATATACCAATAGCGACTTATTTGCACTGTTGTCTCTATCGGCAGAACTATCGACAAAATCATTGATTCAACAACCAGCCTTAAAATTAAAAAAAGAGTTTTTGGACGAAGATTTTCACGCATTTATAAATAATGTAGAAGAACGATTAATTCGGCATATTAAGAAAAGTTGTGGGTTTGAGAATAATGTAATTAACTTTGGAGAAGAAATGAAACCATCTGACGAATTTTCTCTTATCAACACAAATAATAATAAATACTACGAAAGAAATATTATTGAAAAGGTATTGGTAGTAGACACGAAATATAGGGATAATTTTCTTACAGAAACATCCACAAATTTTAATATAGTATTACCGAATGTAGTGAAAAATGTGATTAGTATTCAATTGTCCGACATTGAGTTTCCGAATACATGGTATCCATTCGATGAAACGCAAGGTAATACATTTTTTCATATAAAAGCCTCTTCTATGAGCGAATGGATAAGATTTGACATATCTAGTCAGGCCTATTATTATCAAGATTTATTCGATTCAGTCAATAAAAAACTTACCCTGATTTCAAATATTTCTTCTGGCGAAGATAGTTCTTATAATTCATTTGAATTTGTAAAAACATCTCTTAATTTAGATTTAGCAAATGCTGGTGGAACACCGAGTGGTACAGGTACTATTTCATTTACTTCGGTAGATAGTTATATCGAAGATATATCCAATACTCTCATTGAAAGAAATAATTATACAGGAACTACCAATAAAGTAGTTGTCCCATATATTAATTACGATTTAGATTTTTTTTCAGACAATCCAAATGAATTCATATATTCTGGTAATGATTATGGTCGTTGTTCTAAATATTTAGGTTGGAATTTAGGATTTCGAAATATAACACCAAATTTTTATAGTAATGAACAAAACTATACAAGCGAATCTACATTGATTTGGGTGGTCACGATATTATATTTAATTATAGATGACATAATAAGTATATGAATTCAGCATTTATTCATTTCTAGAAAATGTCATCTATCAAAGATACGTTGAACATATTTGCACGTATTTCTTTACAAGGAGCTCCCTTTTCTTTGTATAATTCGAATAGTTTTTCGGTATATTCCGACATAAGAAAATACAATGGATTAGTAGATTTGAGTCACTTGTCCATAAAATTAATAGACGAATATGGTACTCCTTTGAATTTAAACAACAATGACTATTCTTTTACAATAAAGATGAATACGATTCAAACCACTTAAATAAAATATCGTTTATGGTATTGGAACTATAAAACTCTTTGAAATGTTGTTTTATGGTATAATCTTCATTCCACGGAACATAACCATTGTATAAATCTAAACACATATATATCATTGAAATCATATCATCATTGAAATTATATATATAATTCGTAGTATGACAATTATAACTACAATATTTTTTATTTCCAATTAATCCTTTGCATATAGTGTTAGTATGAAATGTAGACAATCCAAAGTCAATGATATACAATTTGTTTTGATCTACTAAAAAATTTTCAGGTTTGATGTCTCTATGAATCACATTTAATTTGTGTAAATGTTCTAAAATACATTTTAATTGGTATAGTATATCTATAGTAACGTGTTGTAGTGTTTGTGATTTATATTCCATAATAACATATAAATGACCTATATTTTTTATAACCGGTATATGTTTATATTTGGAGTTCAATAAATAAGAATACATTTTCAGTTCATTTTCCAATAATATTTTGGATGTATCATCATAATATGTCTTTACAATAACCTTATGTTGCTTTATTTTATGGATACCTTTGTATAAAGTTGAGAAATGACCATTTGAACTATAAGGTTCTATGGTATAATTAGATAACATATACAATAGAGCTATGAATATTTAAATACTTCAGTATATATAAATTAATGTCTAAATCATTGATTGGTGGTGGAGGAGGAGGTCGTAGTGGAATTAGTGCCAACTATAGATTAGTATTATTGAAAAATAATGTCTTAGGTATAGTTCAAACAGTCTCTTTGGATCCACGTGTAGATTTTAATACAATCATTGATGAATCAAATGTTTTATCTCAAACAATCCAGACTACTGCATTGAATGATGTTAGTGGTTCCATTTTGTTGATAAGTGAAAATGTAGAATCTATTTCGGGTATATTAGACCAAATTGAAATTAGTTTGAATGAGGTGTCTATGGATACATTGTTGACTATGGCGGATTCTATAAGTGGTGAAGTTATTTCTATATCCAATGAACTCTATGCCATAGAGGCAAGTTTAAATGATGTGTCTATGGATCAATTATTGTCTATGGCGGATTCGATCAGCGGTGAAGTGATTTCTATATCCAATGAACTCTATTCCATAGAGACAGATTTGAATTATATTTCAATGAATACATTATTGACTCTTGTCTCTAATATAAGTGGTAATATTTATACAATAGAAGGTGAGGTTTCTACAATAGAGACAAGTTTAAACGATGTATCTATGGATCCATTATTGACTATTGCTGAATCTATAAGTGGTGAAGTGATTTCTATATCCAATGAACTCTATCTCATAGAGACAAGTTTAAATGATGTGTCTATGGATCCATTATTGACTATTGCCGAATCTATAAGTGGTGAAGTGATTTCTATATCCAATGAACTCTATGTCATAGAGACAAATTTAAATGATGTGTCCATGGTTCCATTATTGACTATTGCGGATTCTATAAGTGGTGAAGTGATTTCTATATCCGATGAACTCCATGTCATAGAGACAAATTTAAATGATGTGTCTATGGATCCATTATTGACTATTGCGGATTCTATAAGTGGTGACGTGATTTCTATATCCAATGAACTCTATGTCATAGAGACAAATTTAAATGATGTTTCTATGGATCCATTATTGACTATTGCCGAATCTATAAGTGGTGAAGTGATTTCTATATCCAATGAACTCTATGTCATAGAGACAAATTTAAATGATGTGTCCATGGTTCCATTATTGACTATTGCGGATTCTATAAGTGGTGAAGTGATTTCTATATCCGATGAACTCCATGTCATAGAGACAAATTTGAACGATGTATCTATGGTTCCATTATTGACTATTGCGGATTCTATAAGTGGGTCAGTTGTCTCTATTTCATATGAAATATTTATCCTACAAAAACAATTTGAATTTATTATTTGGAAACAAGTAATAATCCTATTTGGAATAATGATGAATTCGATACTTGGGCTGGTAATATAGGTCGAGATTTATCCTATAGTATCATACAAGATAATCTAGATAGTATAGACCAATCCTTAAATAATATATATAGTAGTTCGCTATTATCTACATTGAATGACTATAAAGATATTTTACAACAAATATCATTTGATTCAATAGACCAATCCTTAAATAATATATATAGTAGTTCGTTGTTATATACGTTGAATGACTATAAAGATATTTTACAACAAATATCATTTGATTCAATAGACCAATCCTTAAATAGTATATATAATAGTTCGCTATTATCTACATTGAATGACTATAAAGATATTTTACAACAAATATCATTTGATTCAATAGACCAATCCTTAAATAGTATATATAATAGTTCGTTGTTATCTACAATGAATGACTATAAAGATATTTTACAACAAATATCATTTGATTCAATAGACCAATCCTTAAATAGTATTTATACTAGTTCGTTGATTCCTACAATGAATGACTATAAAGATATTTTACAACAAATATCATTTGATTCAATAGACCAATCCTTAAATAGTATATATAATAGTTCGTTGTTATCTACAATGAATGACTATAAAGATATTTTACAACAAATATCATTTGATTCAATAGACCAATCCTTAAATAGTATATATAATAGTTCGTTGTTATCTACATTGAATGACTATAAAGATATTTTACAACAAATATCATTTGATTCAATAGACCAATCCTTAAATAGTATATATAATAGTTCGCTATTATCTACAATGAATCAATACAAAAATATTTTACAACAAATATCATTTGATTCAATAGACCAATCCTTAAATAGTATTTATACTAGTTCGTTGATTCCTACAATAAATACATATAATACTATTTTGAATGATCTATCTTTTGACTCTATAAATACGAATATCATTAGTTTAAAAAATTATAGTATACCGTTTATTAACGCAAGAATAAATGCTTATAAAGAGATTTTAGACCTTATATCCTTTGGTTCAATCGATCAATCCTTACATAGTATTTATACTAGTTCGCTGTTATCTACGTTGAATACTTACAAAGATATTTTACAACAAATATCCTTTGATTCAATAGACCAATCCTTAAATAGTATTTATACTAGTTCGTTGATTCCTACAATAAATACATATAATACTATTTTGAATGATCTATCTTTTGGCTCCATAGAGCCTTATTTAAATAACTTATTGAATAATAATTTAACCGATATACAAGTTTCCCTCCTAGGAACTATAAATGAAAGTGTAAATATAATAATTGCTAGTTCCCAAGAAGGTATTTCACAAGTAAATGATGTTATTAATCAAATAAACAATATTGATATTAATGCTATATTTTAATCTATTTATAATGGGACAATGCAGTGAATATACTTCTCATTTAAAATTATATTATAATATATATTAAACAAAAGATACATATTAGTATACTATGATATTGAGTCCATTCCAAAAAGAAGCAATCCAAGGTATTGAAGACGGAAAAAATGTTTTTATTACGGCACATACTGGATCAGGTAAAACTTTACCGGCTCAATATGCTATTGACTATTTTACCAAAAAGGGTAAAAAGGTGATTTATACGTCACCTATTAAAGCATTAAGTAATCAAAAATATTCTGATTTTGTAAAACAATATACAACATTAGAAATTGGTATTTTGACAGGAGACAACAAACATAATCCAGGTGGCGAGTTGTTGATTATGACCACCGAGATTTTATATAACAAATTATTGCGAAAAGATACCATGTCGCATTTGGATTTTGAAATGGATTTTGAAAATGACCTAGGTTGTGTGATTTTTGATGAAGTGCATTATATTAATGATGAATCCCGTGGAACCATTTGGGAACAATCGATGATGTTGTTACCGAAACACGTACAAATGGTTATGTTATCGGCTACAATTGGCAACGTAGATTATATTTCTAAATGGTTGACAAACATCAAAGAAAAAGATGTCGTGGTTTGTGGCACAAATCAAAGGGTAGTTCCACTGGAATATTATCAATATTTTACAATTCCTGAGAAATCTATTTCACAATTGTCTAAAAAAGAAGACCAGCAACTTCTGTTAAAACATTATAATCATTTGTCTCCAATGAACGATACTTCCTTGAAAACAAATAAAAAATGTATGAGTATTGTAAAACATAGTCATATAAATCGTAAATATGTGGTGAATCAGTTGTGTAAAGTATTACGCGAAAAAGAAATGTTTCCAGCCTTGTTGTTTGTATTTTCACGAAAACAAGTGGAAGAGTTATCCAACGACATTACATTCCCTTTGTTTGAAGACAATGAAAAAGATTATAATATTGCGCCTGTTTGTAAGCAACTTTTAGTGTCTAGAGTGCCTAATTGGAAAGAATATATTATTTTACCAGAATATGAACATTATGTCAAACTATTAGAAAAGGGAATTGGTCTTCATCATGCTGGTATGATTCCTATTTTTCGTGAAATGATGGAGATTTTGTATGAACAAAAATATATTAAAGTATTGGTTGCCACAGAAACATTTTCTATTGGTCTGAATATGCCTACTAAAACAGTATGTTTTACAAGTCTACATAAACACGATGGTCAACACTACCGAATGTTATATAATAATGAATTTAAACAAATGTGTGGTCGAGCTGGTCGACGAAATATTGATAAAATTGGGTATGTGGTTTTATTGACCAATTTATTTTCATCTATGGAACCATCCGAATACAAAGAATTGATGTCTACCAAAGAAACCAATATCAAATCAAAGTTTAAAATAAATTATGGATTGGTTTTACATAGTTCTATGACCAAAGACCAATGCGTAAACTATGTAAAAAAAAGTTTGATGTATATGGACATTCAAAGTGCAATTGAACGAAGCAATAAAACGATTCAGGATTTAAAACAACCTTGTGAGGATTATATGTTAATGATTCGTTGTCAAGAATACGAGGCATTAGTTGCCCATTTTGATTTAGTAAGTCACAAAAAACAAAAAGAATTAAGAAAGAAAATGAAAGAATACGACGATATTATAGAATACAATAATCAACGTAAAGAAAATGAACAAAAAATAAGGGATGAAATAAGATACAAGAACTATGCCGAAACATACATTGACCAAAAATTAGATACTATATATCGTATCCTAGAAGACAATTGTTTCATGAAAAATCATATACTCACTGAAAAAGGTAAAATGGCGTGTATGATGAATGAAATTCATTTATTGTTGTTTTGTGATTTATATGATAAAACAAATGGTTTCAAAGACTATACTTCGTGTTCCTTGTTTTCGTTGTTTAGTTGTTTTTATGACTTAAAAGCCGAACCAGTAGATATGCCGAAAGATTCTAATATAGAATTCATAAAACAACGTATGCATTATTATGAAGACCAAGAAATGGGATTTATGGGCCATAGTGAACTACAATATGCCATGTATGATTCTATCTATACATGGATGAGTAATTGTAATGATGAAACCAGTTGCTTACAATTTATTCGTGATTTTAAAGGCAAGTTTTTTCTTGGTGATTTTGTTAAATGTTGTTTGAAATTAATTCACATTAGCAATGAAATTACAAGTATTTGCGAATACGTTGAAAATTATGATTTGTTGGATAAAGTCAAGCAAGGTAAACAACAAATGATGAAGTTTATTATGAACAACCAATCTCTTTATTTATAACAAAACAATCAAGGTGTGTCCAAAAGAGGTAATATAATGGATCAAACTATGATAAAAGTCCGAATGTATAGGGTCATAACAAAAACATCGAAATACATAACCATAATAAAATAATATTATAGAAAATATAAAACAAAGTATACCTAATGTCACAAGAAATCCATTCCAAAATGTATTACGTACATTATGATACAAATAAATCATAAATAACAAAATTTAGAATCGCTAATTGATCTATTATAAATGTCATTGTATTACGTTTACAATGAAATACTATGGATGTCAAAAAAAGTATTTTAAAACAAGTTGAATAATAATGTTTTTTATAGACAGTAAATAGCATTGAATTCAATAAAAAAAATAAACGAGCTATAAAAACACGGATTCATATTATTTATGTAATACTAATTTTAATTTCTTTTTTAGCAAAGCTTCGTCTTTAAACATAAATAGTTTGAAATAATGCTCGCTATATTCAGTCAAATCCTCATTACATGACATAGAAGAACAAATATCCAATTCCGGTAAAAATACATTGTAATGATAGGCGTGTTCATTTTTTGGTATTTTGTCAAAGACCATTCCTTGAAATACTTTGTGTTGTTCTTTTTCAAAGATAGAAATCAATTTACATTTGGATTGTAATTTGCGAATATGTTTGGTGGCTAGGTTGATAGAATCCAATTGCGAAATCCAACGATGATAAAAGTCTTCCGCCTTGGTAGAAAAACTATATAAACCTTCTTTATCGCAAATCAAATACATATTCAATAAATCTACCAATCGTCGAATCGGCGAAGTCGTTTGAGCATAATGGACATGTTCGTCAAACAGCTGATAATTGGACGACGATAGTTGAAATGTTTTAATGCGGTCTACAATACTATGAGGTGAAACATAAGACACTTGTTTGTAAATACCGATTTGATGTTTTTTTAACAAAATAGCACATTGTTCGTTGTAATCTATCATTAATTTTGAAATTAGATCATATGAATTGTTTACTTGACAAATATGTTTCATATGCTTGTAATCTTTGTGTTCAAGTAATTTGTCTTGTTCAAAATAATAATTGCGTGAAATTCTAGCATTGCAAATAGACAAAGAGGAACGTTTAATTTGATGATCTACATATTCGATGTCCATGACGAGACAAACGCGGTTGGTTTTTTCGTTCAAACTACAAACACGTTCAGTCAATACATTGGGTAACATAGAACGTTTTTTATCTGGTAAATAAATGGTTGAAATCCGATTGGAAAACGAATCCCATAAATCATAATGGTCTAAAATAATGGGTACATTTGAAATATAAATACTAATGATATTATTATGAATCGAAATAGCATCGTCATAATTGATGCTTTTGGGTGAATCGATTGTAAAAATATGACCATTGCGAATAGGTAAAGAATCCAATTCATTGTGTGGTTGTTTCTTCATTTGAGAAATAGTACTTTTTGTAAAAGGTTGTATTGGATGATTTAACGACTTACAATAAAGCATATATTCATATATATTATTGACATCTTCTACATTACCAATCGTTTGTGTTAATGTACCATGTGGATGTTCTTTGTCCCAATGTTTGTATTGAAAGGTTACATATAAATATCGTAATGATTTATCAAACGATGGTCGTTTATCATACGTAACCAAAAAAAAAGGTAGTCGCTTGTCATCCGGTCTACATAAATATAATAATTTATTGTTTTCGCGTCCATATGTTTTGGTAATATCCAATACACCGGCAATATAGGTTTGATTCCGAATAGGTGAATATTGAATACTACATATATTATTTGTAAGGTAAAATTCATCTAAATGAAATAATTTAGATGAATCAAAGGATAAATCGACTGGTTCAAATGTTTCGCAACACCTTACCTTTTCATTTACAAAAAACCGATACATACTATATACTATTTTATATCTTTATATTATAATGTTAGACTTTTATAGAACTAATTTTATTGATATCTGGAATATATATGACCTATCTTGTCAACGGAAATATTTTTAAAGACAATATATTTGTAAAGATTATATTGGTTTAGTGTCAATTCATGTGATAACTTAAAATAAATCAATTTGGGCGGTTATATCTTGTGTATTCGTATTTCCACTAAAATCCAAATATAGATGTATTCGGTCACCAGTATCACAACGAAATGAACTATTATAAAAGGTTGAATCTAACTGAGAATCGGTCAATGTAACTGAAAAAGAAGTATCTACGGTCGAACTATTGAAATGAGTTACTTTAATACTAAGCATTACTACAAAGCCTGTATCATTTATATTACTTGTAGAACAAGACAACCCAGAAATAAGGGAAGGTTGTTGAACACGAAAATATGCGGGTAAATCTTCGTTATTAATTCCGTCGTTATCCGGAAAATTGCCACTAAATTTTTGAGTTCCAGGCCACAAATATCCTTTTTTATTGGAGTTCGTGTTACCTTTTAATCCATAATAAATAATGGTGGGGTAAACATAAGTAGAAAATCCTTTCCACCGGCAGATTTACTTAACAAGTCTGTCCCCGGACCTATTTGAATACCAGAGTTAATCAAATAGGTTGGACCTAGTATATTCTCCGGTTTGGTTTGTAAAATATCTGAAGCATTGTATGAAGCATCAATGGGTAAAACTACGCCTATAGTAGAATTTCTTATTTCAATCGTACCTATGTTAGAACTATCGTCGGTTTCTACTCCTACATATGAACCATGTGAGTCATTCGAAGTGGGTTCATAAACATAAATATTAGAGTCCCTTATGGAGACACGATTTGTACCTGATACCAATATCCCGCGTTTTAATCCATTTCCATTTGAATATATATGAATCATAGAATTTTTTACACTATTTCTTGAAAATCCATTTAAATCCGTTATTCCTAAAAATTCAATTCCAAATACATTCGAACTTAACGTCATGGTTTTATTATTTACATAAATATAGGTTGTTCTTATTCTGGACGTTTGTGATGACGTTCCATCAAAAACAATACCTCTTAAAACTACATTATCATTGTTTCCGCTACAATTTAAATGTAAGGTTAATCCTTCTAAAAGACAATCTTCTCCCATATAAATGATGTCGCAGATGTATCCACATGTCTTTCTATAATAGTGGTTTGCGAACTCAATCCATGTATAGAAATACCATCTGGTAATTGAATACTATTAGTTAATATGTAGGTACCGGGTAATATATAGATGGTTTGTCCATAAGAAACATTTTGCAGGGCACGTTCAATTGTTTTTGTATGGCGAACCGCTTACTGAAGCAGTTTCATCGTTTCCGTAAACAGCATCCACCATAGCTATATTACCTTGGTATAGGGGTGGTCCTTGTATTCCTTGTGGTCCAGGACATCCTTTCAATAAAGTTCGTGCCTTTCGAATTTGTATCCAATCCGACATATATATTTACTTATCATAATTAATAATGAGTAATACATATACTATGTTTATAAGTCCATACAACGGATAGGCCGATTTCATCATATTTATTGTATTCATTCCGTAATAGGGTTTATTTTTATATTTGAACAAATAAAACATTACACTGAACATATACATAATAAGGGTAGTTTCACAAATGAGTCTCCATCCACTTAAACTATCTAAATGAACCAAATCATAACTCCAGACACCTCTTAAATAGTAGTTGATAAGAATACATAAAATAGAGGTTATGATAAAAATAAAACAATTGGTGGTTTCATGAAATTCATATTTATCTATATACATAAACTCACAAAACACTAAAAATATAATCATAAAATGTGAAAAAAAATTATAAAAAGACAACTGATGTATTTTCAACTTTTGTCTCGGATATAAAAAATAAAAATACAAAACACTTATAGTTAGGGCAAGCGGACCTATCATTTTGAAAAATTTAACCGATTTGTAATTGAACAAAGCCATAGAAAAATAACTAAATAAAAAAAATAGGGTATGGTGCGTGATTTGTGAAAAATACCAACATAACTTATCCATAAAACTATTATCATGTATAGATTTTCCTTTGTAAGTTCCGGGATTTGGAAAAAAATCTGAGCCATTTTGATTCAAATGAAATGTACTAACTAAACTAAGAACAATGGTAATAAATAAAAAAATAGTAGTAATGATATAAAACGGAGTCCGTTCGTTCATAGTGAAAGACTATAAATTATATATAGTGTTTTAACTTAAAACACGGTTGATTTAAAATCGTTGAATATTGTATTTTTTCAATATTCGTTTCTTCTTTGGCTACAACAAATAACAACCAATAATTGGGTAAAAATAATACATCGTCTTTACTTAATACAACTGAAATAAAAGATGAATTACCCTTGATTTGTTGGACCACTTTTTTGTTATGTTCAAAGTTATGGTCTTTATGTTTGAACATTGATTTGTATTTTGGATGAATACAAATAAACCGCGGATTTCCTTTGACAACCTTATAGAAATTTCTACATTCTAAATTACGATGTAATTTGATGTATTTTTTGAAATGAATGCTTTTTTGTTTCGGAAAATATTTTACACTAGGTTCAAACACTTCATAATGGTCTAAAGCCCACCTAAAATAAAATGGTATTTTATTCATAACTTCGTGATGTACAATATCCTTCGTCACTGGGTCATTTAATCGATATATGGTATTTTGTTTCGTGATTGTAAAATGGATGATAATATGCAAATAAGTAAATACTAACCATACTACCAAACAAAGTTTGATTAACATATACTTTATTCATATAAGTATTTATATCATTTTATAGCGATGTATAAAATAATATATTTATTCGTTTACATTTGTTTTCAATAATTCTGTTACTCTTGAATTCATGGATTCTACTTTCATATTAGTTTCCATACAAAAAGTTTGCATTTTTACAAAGTTGGTTTTCATTTCAGTCATTTCGGACAATAAACCGTTGTATTTTTCTTTGTAAAATTGTACGTCTTCACTTGTGGTATGTTTTTCTTGGAGAGTTTCAATATTTTTTGACAAAAGTGTTAATTGTTTATCATGTGTTTGTAATATTTGTAATGGGTTAATGGATGCTTTGGGTATATCTGGTTTTGGAATGGATGTATTGACGGATGTATTGACAGATGTATTTCCTCCACCAGCACGTCGTCTTCGGGCAGCAGCTAAAGCGGCAGTACCACTCATATACAAGAATAATTTATAATAGAATTAATTTATTTACGCATTTTTAAGGATACTGAGTCATGTGACTTATAATTTGTAATGTCAAAATCATTTATACCATAATCTGAAATGTTATCATAATGATTATTGATAGTTACTTTAGCAAATTCATAAGGTTCTTTTTCAACTTGTACTAATAAAGCATCTAAATGATCGTCATATACATGGGCATTTCCAATATGATAAATAAATTCACTTGCTTCTAAATGACAATGGTGTGCGATCAAATGAGTCAACGCACTATAAGATAATATGTTGAAAGGGACGCCTAAACCTAAATCACCACTTCGTTGATATAGTGAACAAGAAAGTTTATTTTCTACTACATGAAATTGCATTAAAATATGACATGGGGGTAATGACATTTTATCTAATTGACAAGGATTCCACGAAGACACCACTAATCTACGTGAATATCTTTTTTCAGGGTCGTTCAAACTATCAATGATATACTGTATTTGGTCTATCCCCTGATTAGTATAATCACTTTCACAATCTACATAAGGAGCATTAAAGTGTCTCCATTGATGTCCATAGATGGGTCCTAAATCGTTGGAGGTTTCGGCGTGTGGATCCCAAATATGAACATTTTGTCGGTTCAATACATCATTATTAGTAGATCCTGACAAAAACCAAAAGAGTTCCTTGAGACAAGTTTTTAGTGCTACTTTTTTAGTAGTTAATATAGGTAAGGTATTATTTTCTAAACTAAAAGACATACAAGCACCGTGTTTAGAATAAGTGAACCCATTACGCCCTTCTATTTTATGTCCGGTCAAACATATTTCCTTCACTATGGCTAAATATTGTTTTTCTTGGTGATCATACGTTTTATTCATTATGGTAGAAAGCATTATAATTATACTATCTTTATTTTTAATTTCTTTTTATAAAGTAAGATGGAAAGTTATCAAGAAGAATATTTTGAACCAGAACGAAAAAATATGATAGGTGGAAATAACGAATCATTTTTTAGTTATATGTTTTCGTTGTCTCAAAAAGATAAAATGGAAATGATGAATATCGTCCAATACATAGGATTGGCGTTCATTCCTATTGTTCTTTTAGTTTATTGTATGAAACTTTATTTACCATCGTTTGATCCTTATAAAGGTAATATAGAAATATTGGTAGAAGTTCTAATACAATTAGTAGTATTAATTATCTTTTTTTGGTTTGTTCATCGTTTTATTATGTTCATACCTACATACAGTAAAGAAAATTATACTACTATGAATGTATTTCATTTTATAATCCCTTTCTTATTTGTTTTATTTACTCTAGAGACAAATGTCAGCAAAAAAGTAAATCTACTTCTTAAGAGAGCTATGATTTATTTAGGGTTAGAAAAGGAACATATGCAAGAACTGAACACAGAAGAAGAAGAAATATATACACCACCTAGTATACCCCTTCCTAATCCTGAACCTATGAATCAACCTCATCCACAAAATACTAAGGAAGAAACTACTGGCAAAATGTACAGAAGAAATGAACCTATGCTAGACCAAGGGCCTATGGCTGCAAATGAAGCACTTGGATTATCTGCGTTTTAACTTAAAATAATGACTAGATAAATTATATGAACGATGAATTACAACATATGCTCAATGAAATGGATGAAAAAAAAATAACCTATTTAAATTCATCGATTATAAAAGACGCCAAAAACAATATATTACAAAAAATGGGATTTGAACGTAATGAGTTGAAACATTACCACAAAGTATTAAAAAACTATAGATTCGTGGATGAATTGGATGAATTGTCATTGGGTCACCATATTAGATGGTTTCATTTGACTAAACTAAAAAATATGAAATTATATAATGGCGCCATACTTACAAATATAGAATATACAAACAACCAAGTATATTTATCATGTAAAAGTTATAAAAATAAGGTATTTACTATAAAAATGGACGAAATTATTTTATTTCAAAAGTTCTACGAACAAGAATTATTGATGATACGCATCTTAGATTATATACAAGACAAATAACTATTCGGCGATATCATTCGTGTAGAACGAACGCTTTTTATAGCAAATCGTTTGGTATTCGTAAATAAGTATTTATGTTTACTAAAACAAAACGGAAAAAATATCATATTATTTTTGTTGTAAAATTGACAAATATATTTATTCAAAATGACGTTCGTTTTTCGTTTTATTTTGTATAGATTGTTTGGTATTTCTTTATTGTAATATTTTAATATATGTATACAATCTCGAATGGATAAATTTTTGGTCATTTTTATTATAATTATAGATAATAAAAATATGAATAAACATATTATTTTTGACTTGGATGAAACCATTGGTTATTTTCAACAATTTATTTATATAGTCAATATTGTAGAAAAATATCATAGTATAGATTACAATGACTATTTTGAATTATTTGAAGAATATTTTAGACCTCATATCTTTCAATTGTTTGAACGGTTAATTAGTAAAAAAAAAACAAATCATATCAAATATGTAATATTATATACTAATAATAATAATCATCCATTTGTGGAAAAAGTAATTCAATATATTCACAAAAAACTAAGAACATCTTTATTTGATTATATTATTACACCTGAAACGAATCGAATACACAAAAAAAAATCTTATCAAGACTTAACCTATTGTATACCAAGTATTATAGACGACGCTTTATGTTTTATAGACGACAAAATACATATTTGTATGAAAGAAAATCCTAATGTGTCCTATATAAAATGTGAAAAATACGTTATAGAATTATCTATCCAAGAAATACTAAAACGACTCCGTCACCCTAATGGTGACGAAATATATCCTATTTTGAAAAAATACAAATATTCAAGAAAAATACTTCCGACCAATGTTCATACATATTCCACTAAGAAAATGTTTCAGACTATAGAAATATTCATATACAATATTCCTATTATGTAAGGTTCTCGCACTAGGATCATAACAATATACAAAACTAGGCATCCAATAATATGGGATTAAATGTTGACAATTTGGATAAAACGATTGGTAGGTGTCTAAGTAATAACTTTGTTCTTGGGTTAATGGGTATGTAGACTTATAATCTTTCATTTGTTCTTGAATGATTTTATACCATGAGTTGCTTGAACTACTAACACCATCGCTGAATGCCTCTTTTTCTCGCCATAAAACACAAGAAGGTAATAACTCAGGTTCATATGTTTGTATTGTTTTACGAAAGAATTCCTTTTCTGTTAATGTTTTACGGAATTGTACTGGAATAGACAAATAAAATTTGGTAAAATCCTTGTCTAAATAAGGTGTACGAGGTTCAAGTCCGTGACTAGAAATAGATCGGTCACTACGTAATACGTCAAAATAATGAATATGTTCAAGTAACCTAAAGCATTCTTCTTGAAATTCGTCAGTAGTATTACAATGATTAAAGTACAAATAACCTCCCATTAATTCGTCGGCTCCATCACCATTCAATACCACTTTAAAGTCTGTATTTTCTTTTATATATTTACCAATTAACCAATTACCGACACTGGCTCTTACGGTTGTGGTGTCATAACTTTCAATATCCTTGATGACATTTGGAATGGATTGAATAAATTCATGTTGAGAATAAAGAACTTCATGATGAACGCTACCAATATGTTTGGCTACTATAGAAGCATAGTGTACATCTTCGGATTTTTCCATACCAATGCTAAACGTATGAAAAGATTGATTTTTGCTCTTATAATATCTGGCCGCAATCGCACATACCAAACTACTATCTAATCCACCCGATAATAACCCACAAATAGGACGCTCGCTATTCATAATGCGTTTTAATACGGCGTTCTCAAATAAATTATAACTTTGTTTCCTATATTCTTCGAGAGAATATTTTAATTGATACGTATCTCGAATATTATAATAATGATGTGTGCAATATTTTTCAAATGTTGACCCATTGTGTCTATATAGACTATATGTTCCGGGTTTTACTTGAGTTATCGTATATGAATCTAACATCATACTTTCTAATACACTTGAAAAGATATAACCTTTTGATGTATTATTTTCATAAAGTGGACGAACTCCGTAAGGGTCGCGAACAACCACCACTTCTTTTTTCAAAGAATCATATAAAATAAATGAAAACTCGCCATCTAATAAATGAAACGCATTTGTACCAAATTGTTCATAAAGATGTAGAATAACTTCACAATCACTTTGTGTCTTTAGATTATAAGATTTTGACAATTGTTTATAATTGTATATTTCTCCATTACAAATCAGTGTTAAATGTTTGTATTCAATCGGTTGATTCGATTCGTCATTTAGTCCATTGATAGCCAATCGATGAAACGCAAAATATACTTTATTATCTATTTTTTTAAATGTAGTTGTTTCTGGACCACGTTTTGAACCTGCATTATAATCTATTTGTCCTTCTTCAATTATATCATTCAAATAAGCAAAAATACCGCACATAATAAATACATAATGAATATTTATTTATATCTTTATATAATAATGATTAATGACCGAAATATACCTGACAAACCATTGAAACCTAATTTTGATGTTCGACCACAACCAACAAAATATACTGATTTTCAAGTATTTGAACCAAAAGTATCGTCCAAGGTTCCTTTATTAAAATATCCTAAATCTGGATTTAACCCAGGATATCGCGGACCAACCGAGGAAGGTTTAGAAAAAGTAGATCTAGAAAGTTATTTAAGAAATCAATATATGGCGCTTCAACGTAATTCTCAAGCTCAATATGTCCCAAACATAAATAGTGATTTATATAACCATCCTATGAATTATGAAAAGCAATATTCATCCTTTAGTTCATCACATACTCGTCTTTGTAAAACATTAGACCCCAATATATTTCATAATTCAACTCGTTATTATTTGAAAAAGGAATAACCTTTTGTATTGTATGTATCATGATTATTTTTCACGTAAACATAAACCTATGAAAAAAGAATACAATTTTATAGAACACAGAGACATTATTCTAGATATAGTTCAAAATATGATGAAAGAAGATGCTGAACATCTATACCCATATTATTCTTTTTATAAAGAAATCTTTACAGAGTTTACAGGTCAACTTCTTTCTATAGAAGGTCAACTTCACGAAAAAGAACATGTACCAATAGATGTATCATGTGAGTTTATTCAAGAATACAAAAAGATAATGGTAAGTAAAGAAAAAACTATTTTGGACTTATTAAAAAATAAAAATATAATATATGAAAAAGAGGACGTTTAAATTGTTGAAATGTCATCCAAAATATAAAAAATATGATTTATGTTTGAATGAAGATATAGTAATGAATATGAGAGACAAATGGAATCAAAAAAATCCTCATAAAACAATCAAAACCCAAAAAAAAAAAAAAATTATAAATACACTTCGTCATTATTTATCCGTTTGTAGTCATCAAAAATGTTTGATAGACAATACACTTGATATGAAAATGAATTTATTTGCGCCAATTAGTCCTCCGTCATGGAATAGTAATAAATCTGAATGGTTAAGTAATGTAGATATAGCTAATGTGATGAAACAATATGAGGAAACCTATCCTCAGTTTAGATTTTTAGGCCCAACACCGATTGACTTTGATGAAAAATATGGTTCCAGATGTATATGGCCTGATATTTGTCATTTAAGTATAAAAGAACAAATGAGACAACAAAAAAAAAATATAGGAATAATTTTTAATTTAGATACACACGATAAAAGTGGTTCTCATTGGGTATGTATGTTTATTAATTTAGATCATAAATACATATTATATTTAGACTCTAATGGGTTACAAATGCCAAATCAAATTTATAAATTAACCCAACGTATTGTTAGAGAATGTCAAGAATTGAATATAGATATGAAAGTATATACAAATAAAATGAGGCATCAATATGAAGATGGAGAATGTGGTATGTATTGTTTATATACAATTGTACAATTACTAGAACAAAAACATAAAGTAAACTATTTTTTGACTCATCGAATCAGTGATCATAAAATGAATATGTATCGAAATATATTTTATAATAAAATGATATAATGGTATAAACTATGACCTATTATAATGGAATATAAAGCACAAGTATGGAATGAATGTTTAAAGCAAAATGTATTTGATCAATGCAGAGAAGATGAACTTCCAAGAATACAAGAACTTTTTGAAAAAACAATAGAAGAAACGAAAGATATCAATGAGATTATTTCTATTTTACGAGTAAAAATAAAGGAAGTAGCTTATAAAGACTTAATACCAAGCGAAAAAAGACCTATTATAGATTTTAGTGATAATGTAGAAGAAGAACCTTTAAAAGACATAGATAAGCTTATTGCTGAAAAACAAAAAGAACGACAAAATGAAGAACCTATGGCAACTATAAAAAAAGAACCCGTTATGTATTCAAATGACGGACCTGTCATCTCTACTCCTCAAACGAATCCACCTCCTCAAACGAATCAATCTACTCCTCAAACGAATCAACCTATTATGTCGTCTGAATTATTGGAACTCAAACAAATGGTGTATCAACAAAATTTAATATTAGAAAAAATATTGGAATCTCAAATTAGAATATTAAAACAAAAAAAATAATGTATATTTATAATATGAAAAATAAGATAAAAACATTATTAATTATAGTATTTATATGTTTCTTAGTATTACCATTGATTGAATATTTTACAAAAGAAGGATTTACTGAAACGTCGCCGTTTGGTCAATGGGAATTAGTTTTAAGACAAAGTTATAATGACCAATATAACGAAAGTCCATTTAAAGGAAATACTAGTATAAATATAAATGCTTTATATGATTCTAATGGAAAAATAAATGAACCCAATTATTATAATAGTAGTTTGTACTCTAACTATGACTTCAGTTCAAAACGTATTTTGAAGATAAATTATTATGATACTTATGAATCTACTACTCCATTAGGTACGATTACATGGTCTCAAGACAATGAAAATACGCCAACTAATGTGGTTGCCTCCAATAGTTCAGATGACGGTTTTTCTGGAATAGTTCTTTCTTCGGATGAAAATTCTTTTTTTCATGGTGTAGGAAATGAAGACAAATATATTTTAGGAGCTTCGCAATCTTATTTAGACACTATAACCGATATATCTTATATTCCAGGGTTTACAACTCAAGGGGTTGAAAAAGTAGAATTATTTTTATGGAATCCAAGACCCAATAATAAAAATACATTCAATGGTAATTATAAAGACATAGTGATTTCAAAAGTAGATATGAACGATACCGATAACAATGGATTTTGGAATAAAAGCGAAGATATTAGTGGATTGCTTGACGAAACCACAAATCGGTATTCTTATTGTTTTGGTAAATTAAAATGTCACGATAATACCTATACACCTATTGAAAATTCAAATGGTCACTTTAAACCTTATTGCGATTCTGATTCTAGTTTGAACCCAGTATATTGTGAAGGGTCCGCATTATATAACACCAATAATTCGTCTTTAAATTCGGTATCCATTGGAAACTTATCTTATGATATGATGGGTAAATACGCAAGCGGCATATCAGGCGAAGAGTATTTTAATCTTTTTAGAGGACTCACAACTCCTTACAAGACTGATTATATTGACCCAGAAATAAGTGGAAATAATGTCATCGCATATGATGAGAGTACTTCATCGTTCGTAAAAACTAATATATGTAATTATTTAGACAATTCAAATTTAATCAATGGAACCAATATTAGTAAAGAATGTGAAGAAACTAGATATAGTGGAATAATTGACGAGGCTTCTGAAATAAGTGAAGATGTTAGTGGAGTAGGAAATAAATGTATAGCGAATTATGGAGACACTATAAATTCAAAATACAAAAATTATGTTTGCAATGAAAATGAGCGATGTGTTGGGTATGAGTGTGGAGTTCAATTTGGTAAATGTAGCCCAGCATTATTATAAATGATTAATATAATGAAAAAAACTATTTTTTTATTATGTATTTTTTTATTAGTACTATACGTATGGTCTATAAAAGAACACTTTGAATTGTTGCCTTTAGAAAATGAAAGTCCGAATAATTCTTCTTTACCAGTAAAGTTACCTAAAGATATAGATCGTGTAAAATGTAAAGAATCGGATTCTCATCAGTATTGCTACAATGGAAAAATTAGACAAAAAGATATATTTGGAAATTACATAGAATCTGAAACATATGAATCATATCCACATGGTAATACATATGACCTTATAGATACACAAAAGGTATATTTAAACGATTTCACTGAAAATGAATTATTGAAAGGGTCTAGTAAAACACGAGATGTATATTTTGAACCTTATACTATATGTAATAAAAATTACCCATGGCACTTAAAATTACCGATTGAAAAAACAAAGAGGTCTGTTTGTACATCTACAAAAGACAAAGAACAATATAACAAATGTATTGAAAATGAGACTCCTTGTAAAGATAAAGATATAGACTTACAACCTACTGAAATATACAATGAATATAATTGTTCAGACCATTCAAAAGTGGTAAAATCATTAGAAGGTACAAATGCTAGGATTTCTACTCCAGGTAGTTCTTATAATGGAAATTTTAATATAATCGTCATAAGAAGTCCTACCAAAAATGACTGGATAAATTTACGCGAAATGCAATTATGGATAAACAACGAAAATGTTTTACCTAAACATATTTCAACATCTATGCAAAGTGGAAGTCTTACTAATATACATACCGAATTTATAGATTGGTCTAGTAAAAGACTATTACCATCTTATAGAAATGGCTCCATATGGAAGGCTAGTAATATAGCAAACCGAGATATTCCAAACAACCTCAATGTTTATTCAGGAAATACTTCATCGTCATTATATATACCCTTATCTAATGTATTCAATCTACAAATGATACAAAGTTTGGTCTTATACAATAGAGTTGATTGTTGTACCGATCGTATAAATGGCTTTCAAATAGAGTTTTATTTTGTAGATTTAAAGTCTCCCATATTTACAATAGGAGTGAATACTACACAAGCCATATATCGGTGGGATTTTCCATCTATAAATACATATAGTCTTGGATTCTCAAACGAAGATAGCGTAAATCAGATACATAGTACTAATCCTATTCCAATAAATAACCCTTATTCCGGTAAGCCCCAAGTAGTATCGAAGTCTATCGAAATTGGTACCTATCACGATACTTGGAGACGAGGTCTAAATGTATATAAAGGACGGACAAACTCAAGTGGTCAGTCTTATAATATAGAAACGTGTGCAAAAGAATGTAATAACTATAATTATTTTGCTTTACAAGATGGTTCGCGTGGTAATCCACAATGTTTTTGTGGAAATTCTTTAGAAAACGCGACACAATATGGACCAAAAGTATGCGACAAAAATAGTGGAGGTCCTTGGTGCAATTCTATATATAAAAACGTATGTTCTTTTATTAGTGATACGACCATAGAAACATCTACACTTTGTACAATTCACAATGGTCAAATGATTTATGATGAGAATAAAGTAAGTGACCTATGTAAAGAAAAAAGTTGTTTAACCGAACAATATTTAGATATATCACAATGTTATTCGAATGAGTCCGAAGCAAGTTATCAACACGATAATTATTATTATAATGTAAACAATAAAACCAAATATCCATTTGAAGTGGAACCCAAAAATCCAAATGATTATATTATAACCAACAATCATTTGGTAAATAAAGTAAAAATAAAAAGTCCTAAAATAGATTATTCGGTATCTTTATGTAGTCCAGAAAAACCATTATACGCAAATAATAGTTGCCACACATTAGAAGACAATGTGGTAGATATCTCGTGTAATAAAGACTATCCTTATGTTTGGAATGGTTTGTGTGTAAATTATGATACTTATATGAAAAATATGAATTCTAGTTGTACTAAAGAAAAACCTTATAAATATAATAACAACTGTTATGATACGATTGAATACGCTGAATCTACCGAATTTATATTAGATTATTCACAAAACGATGTATGCTTTTTAAAGGACAACCCAATAGGTATATCGTGTGAAGATTTATATGGTGTGAGTGATTTAGATACAAATATGTTATATAATCCTATTACCAATAATTATATTGGTCAACTAAACCATGGAGATTATAAAACAAACGATTGTTCAGGAATGCTTACACAATGTATGAATAAATTTCCATATGAAAAAAATGACCAAGGTGAATATGTAATGCCTATGACCAATGACTATACGATACAAAAAGACAACATACCAGAGTATCCGACACCACTACCCTACAAAGAGCCACCTATATCAAAATATATCAAACCATATAATAGCAATCTACAATCTAATCTATGGATACAATGTAAACATGATTATAGTAAAATTCCACAAGAAAATATGTGTCCAAAAGAATTGCCCATTTGCGAGGGTTCGGTAAAAGATACCCAATTAGGAGTATGCAAAGATAGTTTAGACTCTACCACCGATACATTAACTTCGTATAATGTAAACCAATTGAGTTGTAAACATGATTACGGAACTATACCCAAACCAGATATGTGTCCATACAATTTACCCTATTGTGAAGATAGTGTATGTAAAGAAAGTAGTTTATTTTATAATCGTTAATTCTTGTTCATTTTGTAGGGTTTACCATTATAAATCATTTGTTTATTGATTACATTATAACTAATCAGTTTTTTATCTTTTTGTATATAAGCTTCCTGAGGTTTTGTCTCGTTGTACAAAATTGGAATTTTTTTACCGTCTACCTCGATAAAATAATTCATAAACTCTTTATTTCGTTTTTGTTTTTGTTGCGGTTCCTTTTTGTAATCCAATTCATAGACTCTATTTCGTTTTTCTTTGTTTGGAAATTTAAAACATTTATTGGGAGATACACAATCAATCGCACTTTCTTTTAAAGTATTCAAAAAAGATTCTGACAACATATGTTTTTCATTCATAATTTTATACAGAAATTCGTCGGTAGATATCATTTTATTATCATCTTTTAACTCGCTTATGTATATATGTACTTGGACGTCTTGTTCTTCTTTTGGTAATCGACTATGACTACAAATTCTCCTTGCCCTACCAATCACTTGTTCTATTCGAACATAATGCCAATAAGGTTCGGTAATATGAACCATTCGAGTATTTTGTAAATCAATCCCTTCGGCACCAGATGCTGTAATCATCAATAAATTAATTATGTCTCCACGTATATTATCTAATTCATCTAAATTATACAATGTTTTCAAATCATCAATCATATAAGAAGGCAATTTATTAAAATCACTATTGTAAATGTTACGAATATATTCTTTGACTTCTTTTTCTTCTGTCCCTGTATATAAAGTAAATACATGTAGTTTATTGTAGGTATAACCTGGAAGTCCATGAAGTTCAATTTTAAACCGATTACCTACCTTTTTTATTTCTAATTGTTTGAAACCTTGATATTTCAACATCAAAGACATCATTTCTATACCTTCAATTCGTCGGAAACCACTATAAAGTAGTTGACATTTATTCAAATTATTCAAAATATTATCTAGTATTTTATGAAATTTTGGACTATATTTTTGTAATCCACCTTCTACATCGGTTTGTTCAAAAATAGCTACTTTATTGAGTTCATTATAAAAATAATTTTGACGATTCGCCACAATCTGTGAAATGAACCGTTTTATATTAGTATCGTAAGTGGTATCTTCTACAATAAGGTCTCCGTCTTCTTCGATTCCGTGTGCGTCTTGAATACGTTCTTCCTTATTTGCATAATCGAAATCTTTTTCAGTTTTTATACTCATAGTAGGGAAAGGTCGTGGTATTTTTTCATCAAATACAAAATTACATGCTGCGCGAGTAAATACTTTATAACTACCTTCGCTTTTTGCGTCGCTTTTTTTAGTAGACTCCTTTTGTTTGTAAATATCATATTGTTTTTTCTGATGCGAACTCATAGGTATATTTTCTACCACAATATCCAATAATCGAGGCATAAGAGATGTTTTGTCTCCCAAATAAGAAATTAATCCGGCAATACGGGTTTGAAAAAATTCTTTGTTATGGATAAGTTTGATAGATCCTTCATGTTTTACAAATAAATTATTAAAATCTTTTTCGGTTTCAGGCATTTTTTTATACTTGTTAGTAGATAGTTCACCTGTCACATTATTCAGTAACGTTTTTATTTTTGTTTCAAACGCTTTATCGCTATTAGCTTCTCTGTAAGAAGCCGATTGTTCGTATTCGATTTCACCACTTGGTGTAGTTATAAATCCATATGGATTTCTACTGATATGAATCGCATTTAATTTATAGTCTACTACATTATATTTTTCTATAGGTTCCAATTGTTTTCTTAATTGATCCTTGTCATATTTTCCATTGAGCTTGAATTCGTATTGCGTCGTATATCCTGATATTAAATTAATCATAACGCCTAATTCGGCCGGAGAATTTATATAAGGCGTACCTGACAACAAGACAATTTTACAATTTTGAGCGTCCATTAAATGTTCATACATATCTCTAGACACGGATGGTTTGTCCACCGATAATTTGTTGTATATTTTTCCAATAAAGTTATGCGCTTCGTCTATAATCACTACACTATTATGAAATGGATTTTTATTTTGTTTGATGGTTTCCCATTTTTTCTTATTGACTCCATTATAATTGATGAAACGATATTTTACACTTATCAATAAACGAATGAGTTGATTTACTTGTGATTTATCTTCTTGTCTCAAATCACTATAAGAAGTACCACCTTCATGTATTAACCAAACACATTTGTGTTGTTCAATGTATTTAACTAATTCTTCTTTATCTTTGTCTAAATGTAAATAGTCTTTAAACAACTGAATTACGCTATCATAATTTTCATTCACAACCAATTTTGTCCATTTATTTTTTGTTTTGAAAATTTTATCACCACAAAATTGTAACTGGGTGCGATAGTTCTGCTGCAATGAGGCCGGTGTCATAATATATATTTTTTTATCGTTTTTCATACCTTCTAAAATAGAAATGGAACTACATGTTTTACCTGAACCTAAACCATGATACAATAATAATCCTCTATAAGGGGTATAACTATTTAAATATGTTTGAACTATTTTTTGATGTCTCAACATAACAAATTCAGACGATGATTTGTCGCAACTTCCATTATCTTGTTCCGTTTCTTTATATAAATCATCTAATAATTCATGTATTGTATCATAAAATCCATATTGGTCGTTCAAGTAAAACTTTTTCATATTTATTTGTATGGTGTTTGGAGTATATAACGGAAAATCTTTTAATAATTCATTATCTACGTCTGTAAATGGAACTAAGTGCGTTTTGGTTTCAGGTTTAGGTTTAGACTTTTCGGGTACCTTCTTTTCCTTGATTTGTTCAGATTCCAATACGATTTGTTGGTCTATTTTCTCTGGGAGTTCGGCATAAAATGAATTTTTTTCATCTAAATGAATATTCAACTGATTATTCAAAACACGAATAAATGTGTTCAACTTAACCATATCTTTTTGTTTATAAAACAATTGATTTGTAATTTGTTTTAGTGAAGAATCCGATGCTCCCTGATATTGAATGATTTCGTCGTTGGTCAAATCGCTATATATTTCTGCGTCCGACAATGGACTTAATACATCAAAATGAGTTCCTACTGTATAACCTGTATTGTATAAAAATATGTTATTGGTACATTGGTCTAAACTGATACCCTTATCTATATTAGAGACAACCGTAAACCGAAACTTTGGTAAAGGTTCAAAAACACCAATACATACATCATTCGCTTCACCAAATAAAGTAATGTCAGTGTCTACTAACCATTCTTTGTCTTGTTGGATTGTTGTTACTCTTTCTTCATAACGTTTTATTGTGTTTTGGTTAGTTAATAATTTTTTTTGTTCGGCATATATTTGAGACATATGTGTTCTAAACATTTTTTTAGCAGTTTCATCATAATATAGTTCACCCTTTACATTATAAAGGTCTTCAAAATCATCATAAGTATTCAAAGAACTATGATATTTCAAATTATATATAATAGCATATACTCCACAATTACCATCTCCAACGATTTTGATATGTTCAAAATAATCGTTTAAGTTATCTGCATTTATTTTTGGATTTATGTATTTCATATTTAATATATATTACTATTTTTAATTAGTTCATTTACACAATTAATCACGTGTTTTTTTTCCGTATTATAATGTCTAATTTTGGATAAACATTCTTCATAATTACACCATTTCATATTACCAATTTCACTTTTTTGGTATTTAGCATTATATAATGTATCTTTATAATTCATATATCCAATATAATATTTGTGTTTATAGGATTTTAAATTAGAACCGGTAAATACTTCTTCAAAAGGAACTATGTTATGGATAAAAGATAAATTAAAAATAGGATAGCCAGTTTCTTCACGAAATTCTCTTAAAGCACAATCTATATCCTTTTCTCTGTAGTTTCTACGACCCTTTGGAAATCCCCATTCTGGCAAAGACCAATATGGATTTTCTAACAAATGACGTTTATGTTTCAATACAAATAACATTTTTTCTTTGTGTTTTATATCGTAAGGTTCATTTTTTTTATTCCATAATTTATCCCATAATTCGTCATAAGATAAATTCAATATTTGGGATATTTCATAGTCGGTCATTTCTTGGATTATATTTTTTAAATGAAAATCGTTATATTCGTTGTATTTTCCTCTTAAAAAATCCACATATCCTAAGGTATCTTTTCGCTGTATCATCAAATATTCTACTACATCATTATTGTAACGATAACATATGATACCTAAACTTGTAATAGGGCGTTTACAATTATAAAATAAATGTCCATAATTTTCACAATTATTACATAGGGGTTTACCTATCATAAATCTATTTATATTATATATTTATATGATTCGCATAAATATAGATATAGTATTTCAATACATCTATTTTATTACTCGTTCCTATGTTCCTAGTATTGCTCATAAGAAAAAAATCAAACAATTGTTTGAATCATTGCCCTTTTTTTTACCCAAACACCAGTCCTTATTCTTTCAAATAATAAAGGAAAATTCTATTATAAATTATTATGATACAAATTCACAAATGGTAAACTATGGATATATGATTTATAAATTATATCATATAAAACAACAAATGAGTTATTTAGATCAAGAAGATTACGTCAAACATTACGATGATATATTATTTGTCTCTCAAGAAGAAAAAACTCTGGACATGAAAAAGAAATGGACTGTGGTTTTGTTTATAATCATTGTATTAATTTGTATTTACTTTATATATGCAACTTAAATTATGGATAATTATAGTTACTGGACTTTTGATTTATGATACTTATCACGAACATTACTATTTTCATTTATTCAAAACTTACAAAAAATATTATAAAATGTTCGGAATAGCCTTATTTGGTTTAGGGTTATATATCATGTCTTCAAATGGAAAACATATGGGATCTGTTTCTATTTTCAATAACTTTATCAAAGTATTACCAATTGACAAAGAGTCTAAACAACTTATCACTCCATTCTTACCAAAACAAAGTGCCATAGAAAAAATAGAAACGTCTGGAGGAACCAAATCGAAACGAAGTGTAAGTGAAACAAAAAAAAAATACGTGGCCTCTATGCAAAACTGGAAATGCGGCGAATGTCAAAAACAATTACCTGCTTGGTTTGAAGTAGACCATACAATAAGACTTGAACATGGTGGAACAAATGAAATCAGTAATTTAGTGGCATTATGTAGAGATTGTCACGGTAAAAAAACTGCTATGGAAAATATGTTATAATATATATAATGATAGAGTTGAATCAAAATAAAAAGATGATACTTACATCCATATTTGTATTATTGGGTTACGCCTTTTTTATTTTAAATCCTTACCAAATTTTAGATTATATATATTTACCCTTTATCCTATTATTTACTATGTCAGCTGTATTTTTATTTATCTCTATTGGTCATATAATAAATCCAATGGAGTTTTCCTATAAAGTATTACAATATATATCTATATTTTTAGGTTTTGCTATATTATATTTTATCTTAAAGTATATATTGTTGTATACAATAAATATATCATTTGGGGCAGTATTTTTATTTTATCTCGTTGTTATGGCTATAGTATATAATATATTTTTCGGTAATACCACTATTGATTTTGGTAAGGGGGATGATTTATTTCAAGTCATTAAATATTTCATTTTTTATATACCATGTATTTTGATTTTAGTGGTCAATTATTTTATAGATGATGCCAAACAAACGAATAAAACCACATATGTGTTGGGATTCATGTTGATGCTATTGATTATACTTTTTTTTATAATACCAATGATAAATCAATATTTATATATTCACGATGGGTTATTACTGATACATACCAAAGAATCTTTGAATAAAAGCATTTTAACTCTTACGCTCAAAGAATTAAAAGAAAACATAAACAATGGACCATTGTATAAAGAAGAATTTCGTTCGTTAAGTGAAGTCAATCTACCCAAGTGGAATGTGACTTCTTTACCAGAAGAACCTAATAGCGACGCTATTCAAGATTTAATCACTCGATATAAAGATGAACATGAAAAATTGAAACAATTGTTGTCTCAATATACTAACCCAATACTACATACATATCATTATGGTATTTCTTTTGGACTATACTTAAATTCCAATATATTATCGGATAAGCATAGAGACAAGGCGTTAATATTGACCTTAGGGTCAAGACCATCTTTATATTACGATTACAATACTCGTGAATTAGTTATAGAAATAAAGGATAAAGTAAGTAATAAAACATTTCAACAAACGCGTATTTATAATACCAGTAAAATTTTATTTCAAAGATGGAACCATATTGTTATGAATTATGTCAATGGTCAGTTTGATTTATTTGTAAATAATGAAATTGTTTCTACCCAATCGAATGTGTCTCCATATATAAATGATACCGATGTTTTACAAGTAGGTTCCGGTGAAAATACTGACCTAGGCGCCATATCTCATTTGCGATATTATGACCAACCATTGTCTTTGTATAAAATAAAAGAAATTTATAATAAAATAAATAATTAATATAATGTTATTGTTTAGTTTTTGGAATATTCTTTCTTCTATATTATTTGTAATCATTGCTTATGTAATATTTACTAACCAAATGCAAAATACAACTAAAATCATTATGATTATCTTATTGTTTCTATTAGGAATATTCATTTTTATGAATATGAATTTATTTCAAAATTATAATGGAATGGTAAACAATGTCACGGATGCAACTCAAACCATACGTGTTCCACGAGACACCATAAATAAGAGCAACGGACAATATTCAATTTCTATGTGGATTTATGTAAACGATTGGAATTATAAGTTCGGAAAAAAGAAAACCATTTTAAAACGCGAAAATGCTGAAAAAAAACAAAATCCGCATGTTTATTTAGACCCTTACAAAAATGATATGGTTGTTGATTTTTATATAAACGATAGTTCAGACAATGATCTATCAAACAATTATGATCTAGCAAAATTATGGTGTAGTGAAAATACACAAGACATTTCAGATGAATTATTAGAATGTAATTTCAATCCTGAAACTGGTGAATATATGGCATCTACTTCAGGAGTTCGCTGTGTAGATGAAGTGTATGAATGTTTAGATGGAACCTTAGTGGATATCGAAAACAATAGTTGCGATTCAATCAACAACGAACATAGTTCTACTTTAAAAAATATACCTTTGCAAAAATGGTTCAATGTAATTTATGGATTTGGAGACAATCATGTAGATACTTATATGAATGGTAAATTAGTACAAACCAAAACATTTAATGGGGTTCAATTTATGAGCGAATTTGACCATAATGATTTCTTTATTTGTTCTGATGGTGGATATTCTGGGTCTATATCGAAAACATCTTATTATAATTATTTGGTGTCACCTTACAAAGCCTACAAAATTTATAAAGAAGGATTTAATCCAGTTGTCGTAGGGTCTTTGTTTAGTAAATACAACGCTTCGGTTACATTTTATGAAGATAATAATGAACGAGCAAAATATTATATTGTATGAATATAAATGTCAATTCAACAAGAATAATCTATGAACACAATATAAGGATCCAA